CTCATTGCCTGGATAGCGCATACCATTCTTAATTACCTGCTTGTTTTGCAAGTTTGCGTTTGGTATCCAAGATACTTTAAAGCGCCCTTGTGGACTAGGCATAAACACCACCTTTGTATCCGCAACACCATTAACCCACTGAAGGTTCCCCTGCGTTATAGTATTAGTATTACGCAGGTCTTCATTATAATCAATCTGTTCGTAGATTTTAGCTAGGTTAAAGATACTATTTTTACTCTCATCACGGAATGCGTGTTCCGTAGAGCGCGGGAATTGACGATAAAATTCGTTTAGAGCATCTTGGTCTTGTTTAAGACCCTCAACTTCATTCTCCCAGTAATCTATAACCCCCACCTCAATAACATCACCCTGCGGGGTAAATACAGGGTCTGTAGGCGTGTTAAATACGGGCTGTCCGTATTCGTCAATGAAACCTTCGTAGTTCCATTCCATCGGTATAAACAAGCTGTATAAACCAGACTTTGTTTGGCCGTTGGCATTTCTTTTGGTTACATCAGAGTCATTGTATAACTTTTTAAAGTTATCACCTCCTTTGTCAAGCGCGTTTGACGTACTACCCATCATGCACTTACCGATAATCCTAGAACCTAGACGCAAACATGTTTTAGTTACGCGCCAGTTGTTTAAGATGTTGTCCGGTCTTTCCCACTTACCGCTTTCATCATGGACAAGCAGCCTAAGCTTCTCACCATCGTAAGAGTTATCGCCTGTGTTCTTCCAGTCGATCGTTGTATCAAGACCTTCGAGCTGTATCTTTTCTTCTTGATTCTGTATGCTTTTTCGCGTTAGCTTCGACGCGGGAACCCGGTACGCCAATTCCGTCTTCGGTCTATCCATACCATCTTGTATAGGCTTGAAGAAAAACGGGTAGTTGAGCGAGATGGGTACGACCTTGTCGGTAAACATTTTCTTTGCATCGGAACCTGATTTTGACAGGATGCCGAATCGTGCATCGCTGGATATAGTTGCTTGGTTGACGGTTTCACCTGATGCCATAAATGAGAATCCACTCCGTCTGTTTTTAAGATAGCACATTCCGTAGCATCTTGTATCAGCTTTGCAGGCTTCCCAGAATATAAAGAAGAGTCTGTTTGCTTCGCGGTAATCTGGATTCCCAACATCAATCTTGCTCCACTGCAAGTACATGTAGTGAGTGCCAGTGATATAAGTAGGAACACCTTTATTATAAAACCAATAACCGTTTTCGCGACGATTAAATTCTTCATCAATGTAGCTCTCCCACTTTGCTTTAAACTCATCTGGATAACTTTGCCAGTCAAATATACTCTTAATGTTCTTTAGCTCTTTAGGATATTCAGCAACGGTCCATTTATCTGCACCTTTCTTTAAATCCTTAGGAACTGGCGGTAAAGCAATAGTGAGATTTTGTATCTCAATAATTTCACCAATCTGACCTGTTTTGCTTAATACAATTAGGTCGTGTTCTTTATCGTAGCCGTATTTCCACTTCTTACCTTTATTAAGACGATGTATCGTGGTAAGCTTTATTGGTTCTACGGTTTTTACTAAACTCTGCTCGTACATTATTTAGAACGTCTTTCCGCAAAACCTTTAAACGCTTCTTTCTTTTCCTCTACAGGTTTGTTTTCAAGAATGCGTTCTTCTTCTTGTATACGGTTTAATATCTCAAATGCATCAAAGATGGCCAGCTTTTTTGTTGCCGCGGCATTCTTAAGTCTATCGGCAGATACATCATCCTCCGTATTGGTGATGATTTTTTCTTCTGCTACTTTGATAAGCTCATCAACTGCCTTGTACCCCGAGAGGATTATATTCCTCTTCATTTCCTTGATATTCATACTTGATTGTAATTTGATTGGCGGGTACGCGGTACAATCGCTCACCCTCGATATTAAATTCGTATTCCATACCAGGTTTGAATCCCACTAGCTCACCAACATTAAATTCTTCACTGGCATATTTTATAACGCCGACTCCTTCACGTTCCGGATTCACCGAAAACATATTGGTAGATTTAAGAGGCTTTATAAAACAGTAACCGTCTAATGCTTTCCATTCGCCATTGTGCTTGTACGCATAAATCTGGTCTGGTTGCACAAAGAAGGTATTCTCATCATAATATGCTTTACCGTTCTTTTCTTTGCCTCTAATGTCACGGAAACGTCTAAATATGTTGTGGTGCACGATAACTTCGTCACCTGGTTGAATGTCTGTATCAATAGCTAATGGCGTTGCGCTAACAACACCTAGTCTACTGGTATAATGATGGTTCTGAAGTTCGGTATTTAAAATGAGCTCTTTACCATCAATTTCTTTTGCCGATGTAGAGCGTCCGTGTTTTGGCGCTACTATATAGTTAAAAACACTTTTCACTACCAATTCAAATCGTATTCAACAGAAATCGCCATGTTTTTATTAAAATCTTTCCACGGCATCACATTATCCTCCTTCTGAATATAGATAGAGTACTTATCTTCCTCTTCTATAATGTTAACTATAGTATGACCGCCATACACTTCCTGTCCAACAGAATAGTGCATGGCATCATTTTTATAGTCCTTCCCAATACTAATCTTGCGGATTATCTGCATCGGTAATTTCGCCGGTGGTTAAGTTTACGGTAATTTGACCGTACTTATCTTCCATTGTTGCTTGCAGTGCTTTTAGCTGAGATTCTGCTTGCTCTACTTCGCGCATTAAAATACGCTTTTGCATTTCATAAGCACCTACCTGAGCTACGCCTTCGTTTACAGCTTGCACTGCATTTTGCAGCTGCTGCAATTCTTCATCTGTTACTTTTTTCATTTAATTTAATTTAATTGTGGTTTATTTTTATTATTTGTATACGGCAATAGATTCGCAATCCGTACCGTACGATAGCGGTACCGAACCGCTCGGGACCTCCGAGCTGCCCGCTAGGTTGAATGTTACAGCGTCATGCGTTGTTCCAATTGTATTAGCCGGTAATATTACATCATCGGCAGATTCCAGCCCAAAGGCAGGCTCTTGAATAATTATCGAGGTAATAGTGCCGGTAGCATCTACTTTTATTTCAAAAGAATATGTGCCTCTAACCGTACCTGGAACGCCATCATCGGTTATATTCATATCAACAAGGTACACTCCTTCTTCAAAGTCGCCGTTGGTGCCGGTTAAATCACCCGCCGACTGTGTATCTGCAATTTCCTGAAGGTAATCTAACGCTCTTGTACCTGAAAAAGCGCCGATAAGATAAGATGCCCCAATGCCCGTAAAAGTATTTGCGGCTAGCGCTCTAATGCTTCTCATATTAGCGAGGTACGGCTTTTTTCCAACTGGTATATATACCAAATCGCCGTTTGTGCCTGCGCTTCCAACGTAAACAGCCCTATTGTCTATATACGTAGCTTTATTTGCTGTTAATGTGCCTAAATATTCAGTGTCAACTATATATTCAAAGCCGGCTTGCTTAAGATAAGATCCCATTTTATATATTTATTTTTTTTATTAGCATTTCCATCTGCGACGCGCCGCGCAGATACGTTTATCTGGTGTTTTAGAACAGTTGATGTTGTGCATCTCCATCTGCCCTTTCGAACGCGCGCAGTAAGATGTGCGTCGTTTGCCACCGCCTGGTTGAAGCGCTTTTAGGTTACCGCCGGTTTCGCGATTATAGGCATCACGCCCAGCCTGCGTCATACCTGCGCCTTCCTTGGCTGTCAAAAAATGACGTCCTTTTCCTTTTGTTGTTTTGCGCAGTTTTTTAAACGGCGAGTTATCTTGTACGTATGCCATAATGTAAAAGGGGTGTGGGCAACAAAAAAGTTCAAGGTAGCGAAATCTCCTGCACGCCCAGTGTAACCCCGTATTATTTAGTTTTGTTATAAGCTTCTTTTTCCCACGGCAGACTATGCATCCCCTCTGCCATAATACTTCTACTGTACATTTTCATCGGGGATTTTGTAGTTGGCTTCCACATAACGTGGTCGTTAGTATAAGCCAGTTTGCCCTGTGCCATTTGCTCTAAATGCACTTTCTCGTGCGCCACCGCGTCGTTTATTTGTTTTTGAGATAACCCCATCTGCACAAAAATAGTACCGTCACGATTAGCCTCAGCCATTACGTGTCCGTCCAGATTTTTCTCAAATACAGGCGTTCCGTGGTCAGACGCTTCTTTATTAATACCGAACAGCGTCTCTTTGTTCTTTAATTGAAACATTACCCACCACAGCCGCAACCGCAGCCTTTTTTCATTTTCATAGGCGAAGCCTCGAAATTGCCAGGTATTTTACCTGCAGCATCTATAGTCACCTCTTGCGATACTGCAAGATTATTGTAGTTGCACTTTGCTTTCTGTGTGATAGGTTTGTTGTACATTATCTGTCTTTATCTTTAATCATATCATCTATCGCCTTATTGTAGACTTTATCTGTATATGATTTATTTTTATAAAACTTACTTGACGGTCCAATAGGGATATCTTCTTCGCCTAACATTATATTATACATGCGTGTAATCAACCGCTTGCCTTTTGGCGAAACTTTAAATACGCTGTACTTAATGGTTGTTTTATTACGGTGGCGCCATACGTCTATCCAACCGTCTTGTCGCAACCTGTCCCAGCGTTTTTTATCCCACGCATATGTGTAGGTGCCGTTAATAAAATCATTACGTGTAAAACGGTCAATACAATCAAGATAGATGAGCAGTTCTAAATCCGCGTCAAGAATGTCAAAAGTTTTACAGGCCCATTTCCTTACGAGCCTGTAATACTTAAACAAATTCATATCACGGAGGTCTTCTGGTGTTAGTCTCATTCTACAATAACAACGTCGCCAAGATTGATCACATGGTAGAGCTCATCGTTCCACTCTATACCGTGACCAGCGTGTTTATCATATCTGATAATAGCGCCAGGCTCTATGCCTTGTACTTTATCCCCGACACTTACCACTTCAGCTTTAAGATAGCGTACATCTTTATTTTGGTCTTCCGTAAGTTCGAGGCCACCTACTTTCTTCGGCGCCTCTTTAATCTTACGAATAACAAGGAAGTAATTAATTGCCTG